AAGATATCAGTAGCCAAGTCCATGAAGTCGGGAGATGTCATTGCCCATTCTTCTGCGAGCTTTCTTACCTCTGGATTCCTCTTCAGTTGTTCAACTTTATCTGGTGCTTCACCGATATTCAGATACTGACCAGCAATGCGTGACATCATTCCGGGGGTATCGATTCCCTTGGTTTTAATGTAGTCCAAGAATTTATCGTTTCCGATAATGTTATCTATGAATTGACGCTGATCACCAACCCTCTTAATCGCCGCCTTTCCCCTTGTCAGAATTGGAATACTTGTAATTTCACCCTCTGCTCCAGTAACCCTCTCTTCTCCCAATCCAGTTTCTACATCTACAGAAACGCCCGGCTTGTGCGTAATCAACTTACTCAAGAAGCTGAGTTGATTTGCCTCATGCTTCTGTTGCTCTTGCTGTAGCTTTGAGAGTTCTGAGCGTAGAGTATTTGATTTATTGATATACTCAGAGTATGGAAGACCAGAAGCGGACTCAAGTTCCTTGGTCTTTTCCTTGATCAGATTCCCACGGAAGTCCAGCGTCATTCCATCTGGGCTAATTGGTTCTTGGATAATCTTACCACCAATATCAATTGCTTGAGCGCGACGAACCTCTACAGGTTTGCCTTCCTCATCTTCCATGAAGGTCTTGGTTTGACCTTGTTCTTGAGCCAAGATATCTGGCCCACCAACCATAGGTTCTCCACCTATAGGAAGACCTTGCCCACGATTGATCATCTCTGGGACTTGGCGAAGACTTCTAACTTCCTCTTGTTCGGCAATACTCTGAGCCTGTGGACTCGTAGTATAGAAGTCAGCTATCTCATCTAAAGTAATTCCAGCCTTAATCGCAGAACTGATTTTTGGGTTTTGCTCTGACAACACAGAAGAAAGTTCATCGTCTGTAAAACCAGCCTCTCTTGCTTTTTTGAGTTTATCAAGCGTTATTATCATTTTTATTCACTTAAAAATTTTGCAGCCATAGCCTTTCTGTCTTGTCCAGCAGTAGGTATATCAATTACATCTGTTCCATACAATGGCATGAATGCATTCTTAGCCGCCTGTGGAACTCCAGCCATATACGCTACTTGTTCACGAGTTGCATCTTTAATACGAAATTTTTTTATTGCATCACCTTCTTTTACTGGAATAAAATAACCCTTAGCATCTGTTTCAATAGATATATTTTCAAATCCTCCAAGTGCTTTTATAGCTTTTTGCAAATTACCATCTGAATCCAAAGTAGAAATAGCTTCGTTTATTTTTTCAGTAAATGGTTTGTTAGCTTTTTGGTAATCGTAAAGCGGGTCTACATTTTCAAAACTTAATGATACTCCAGACCTTGATGAAACATTCATATTTTTTTGTTTGAGAACATCTGGGCTATCAAGTTTCGCAACCCCTTCAGCACCCGAAATATATTTGTCAAGTCCCGGCATCGCTATAAACCCTTTCGAGAAAGGTTGAATTGTATCTTTAGGCCAGATCATTTTAGTTGACTCAGACATAACAGAACTAAACGGAGTTCCAGAATCTATCTGTTGTTTAATAGTTTTAAATCCTTGCGCTACTTTTGCCTGTGTAGGTGATGGTGCTTGTTGATTTGATCCTGTTCCTACTGGTACTGTTAATCCAGAGTCACCCTGCCCTTCTTGTGGATTAGTAGGCAGTCCATCTACAGGTGTATCGAAATCGGCTAATGGAGTATTACCACCACCAGATGGTTTTGGTTTTGGAACAACATTAGTTGATGGAGTAGTTGGCTGGGTTGGCGTAGTAGGCAATTCAAGTCCAAGTTGTTTTGCAAGCAGCAATTCAACAATACTTGAACCTTGATTATTAGCTTTTTTAGTAAGTATAAAATCATCAGTTGACTTTCCAACAGCATCAAGTCCCAACTTAACAAGTGTCATCGACTGTGGGGTATTCATCACTTCTGGAGTCAACATACCAAGCATTTTAGAATACGCTGCCCCAGATTGTCCTTGTCCCGCAAGTGTCATTGACTCCTGTATACCTTGTTGAAGCATAGGTAACATCTCCTGCGCTCGCCTATTCTGTTCTCGTTCACGATAAACCTTGCTAACATTGTCTCCAATTTTAGCCAAAGAATCTGCCACCCAATCCGTTGATTTGGATGCTCGCTCCGTTCCTGTCATTATGAGTTCCGCGATAGACATGATATTTATTTTTTAAGATGTTTGTGATCTTCCGTATGCAGATAATGCTGAACCAAGTAAATCTCCAAATGCACTTGTTGTTGATGCTGTATTTGATGTTTTGGTTGATGGCCCTCCGTATCCATAAGCAAGTCCTTGTTGCGCGGCACTAACATTACTCATACCCATCAACGCGCCAGAAGTAGCCTTGCCAATGTCAGATACACCTTGGCCGACTGCTTGCTGTGCTGCGTAGCTTGCGGCGATGTTTTCTTTATTCGCTCCGTAGATTTGTGAGGCAAGACCAGACTGAGCATTGTAGATGTTAGAGAACATATCACTTGTCATCTTAGCTTTTTGCAATCCGACTTCTGCTTGGGCAGTTTGGTAGCCAAGTTGCAGTCTTCCTACATCAAGTGGTTCTGCTGTGAATGCCCTTGCCAATTGCTGCCAGTTCATTGCCGTATTTTGAACTGCTGGCATTGCTGCCAAACCTTGTCTTTGAATATCAAGTGAAGTTAGCCCAAGGTTACGAGCCATCTGCCCTTGTGCTGCTTGGAATCCACCAGCCCTTCCTGCTGTTGCTGGATTGAATCCCGCTCCTGCACTCTCTGCGACATTGCGTGTGATTTGGTCTTTGACATCTTGCGGGATATCTCCTTTAAGATATTGTGAAATGACATCCATCGCTTGACCAATTTGAGTCTGCGCTTGCTGGCGTTGTTGCGCTGCTCCGGGTTGGAATGTCTCAAGTTGTTTACGATAGTAATCTGAAATCTGACCAGCGTCACCGATCATTGCTCCAAGGTTATACTCTGGAGCCTTAACTTCACTAATCATCCCTTGGACTTGTTCTTGTCCTTTAAGAAAACCTTTAGTTGCTTTTCTTTGTTGTTTTTGAAATTGTTTAGATGCTGCACCTTGAGCTTTCTTTGCGCGATCTGCTGCCGACATTGAGATAGCCGCCGAACCCGCCGCTGCACCTACAGCAACCACACCAGCCGCAATAGCGAATCCGCTGGTATGAAACATCATTGGATGTTTGTTAAAAAATAAATCTTCTGGATGCTGAAGGAATCTCATTTGATTAAGTCGGTTCGGTTATGCCGCCACTTCTGCACCCTTGGGTCTTCCTTGGCGATGTGGGGATTAAAGTCTCTTGAAGTGATGCTGTCAATAATTTCGTCTGGATCAGTTAAGTCTGTGACATGGCAGGTAGTCCAGATTGTGTCTTTGTGAGTAGCCAGCAAACGCCTCGTTCCTGCTTCTGTAATGCCGCTGTAGCCTGTTTTGTAGCGGTGGGCGGGGATACCATGATACCAGACAGTCACATCGCCTTTCATAATAAAGAATGGATGCGTTGTCAGATGGAGCAAAGTTGTGAGAATCGTATCCTTCGGCATATAGATTTCCCGAATATACATCCCCGGAGTGAATCTATGAATCAACGGGCATTCCCTTGGAGGTAGTTTCAGAATCTCCAAGTCCATCAAGTTTAGCTCGTAGTTTGGATCACCATATCCAACTACGCTCCTTGCATCAATCTTGTCTGGAATTGTCAGCGTCATCGGTAGAGGAAATAATCGTTTGGCGTTGGTGACAATATATCAGCACCGATTAGGTTGTCTGCCCGACTATAGTTGGCTATCCGCAATGGAGCGCAAGTTGGAATTTCTAAGCCTTCCATCTCCTTCTCCTGCTCTTGCACGGCCAATGACAGGTTACTCAAGAACTCTTGCGCCTTACGATTCTCACGCGAGTTCAATGCAAGAACCGCATAGATCATTGCATCTGGGATGAACTCAACCAACTCTTTCGGGTCGGTCAAATCAAAGTATTTCTTCGATGCGTAGAGCGTAATACACTCGCAAGTTTTCGGTGCTTTGAATCTACGGAAAGTTGGATGAGCATCGTTCGGTTGATAGATTGCTATCAGCGTCTTTGCTTCCAATGCAGTATCGTAGGCATACACGCGAATCCTACCTTTAGTTACTGGCTTGCTCACCGCCCGAATCCCCTTCACAAGAAGATCGGACTTCGCCAGCGTTGGAGGATTGGCAGTAGTTACCTTGACCTTGTGGTAGGTGTCATACTGGTCTTGTGCTTCAAACATCAACTCTACGCCGATGTCTTCAGCTTCTTCGGCCATTACCCCGATTTGGTATGGATGCGTTGTGTAGTCGCGGAAGAGAACATGGAGTCCTCCTACTTCTACAATTCCTCTATGGCATGAGTTACCTGCTTGCAGAGCAAAAGCGTTGGTCGCATTGAACCATTCCTCATTCAAACTAACAGAATCATTTCCTACCCATGCCAACTTTATTTGTTCATACCTATTTGGAAGAGTAAAACACCCATCAACACAACAAATTTGAACATACTCCTCTATGCTCGTCCAGCCTCTTTTATTCCACAACAATCTACGAGCTTGATTAACAGCCTTAACAGCTCTATCATAAGAACATACACCTGAATCACCCACGAATCCCTTAACAATCTCAACCATTTCTTCTAATGTGTCAGCCATATTTAGATTAAGTTTAATTGTTCCTCAAGTAAATTATCTGATTTCAACAAATTATCCTTTGCCCAAAGTGGGCGAAAATTTGTATAATAATTTAATTTGATAAGTTCTTTTTTAGTTTTTGCTGTAGCCAATGGAATTATGTGATCAAGATGCCAAAGACGACGATTTTCCCAAGACATCCCTTCTTGGAATCGAGTTTCAATATATGATTTAAAAAAGCTAAAAGAACATCCTAATATTTTTTCTGTTTTGGTATCTTTTTTTATTCCTTTATTTCTGAATATTTGACCCATTACAGCGTGTAAATGCCTTTTTAATTTTTTAACTGGATCATTTATCCCCTTGTAATATTGACGCAAATACTCGTTTCTTTTTTCTCTATATTCTGGATTTAATAGTTTATTCCTGCAATACTGATTATGTTTTTCTTTATATCCAATTCTCTTTCTTCTTTGGATTTCATATTCAGATTGCTTTTTTAGATATTCTGGATTTTGCCTTAATCGCGCTTGTCTTTCTCTTGCCAGCTTTCGCATTAGTTCATTATTTTTTTCAAATGCAGCAGGAGAACTCCAATGCTCATATACAGCTATTGAACCATCAGCTTTTTTCTTTTTTGAATATCCAGAGAAACGATAGCCATCCTCTCTGGTGTCGCCGCGCTTGAGCTTGCGAACCAAAGAAGACGAGCAACAACTATCGTTTAAAGATACCATAGGAATTATCGTTTCCGATAATTATTTTCCGCCAACGGGCTTGCCAGATTTTGGAAGCGGTGCGCTGGAGTATGGATTCTTGCCAGTGTTAGGCGGGTTCATGTTGCCCATACCTTCACGGATCATGCCGCGAGTAGGTGCGCCGCCTGAAACTAACTTGGGTTCTGTTCCTTTTAGTGGTGTCATATGTTTAGTTTTTCTTATGGCTTGTTTATTACGAAGTGTGAACCGCCATCCAGTCAACACTTGTGATCTCAGCAATGTTATTTTCAATGCGGATCGAAAATCCTGTAGTTGTTTTGCTTCCTGCCACCAAAGAGAACAATGGTGTAGGCTGAACAAGAATAGTAGCATTACAAATTGGAGTAATGGAAACTCCATAAGTTGCGGCAGGCAATGCAGCAAACGATACAGTCTGAATAGAGTCACCAACAGGAACGCTGCCGATATTACCATAACGCGCTTTAATGACAGGAATAGCATTAACCTGTGTAGTAAGATTGGCAATATTCGTCGTGTTTGCTGAAATCTGACTCTGTTGGTCAGCAAGGTCTTCGTTGATCTGAGCAACTTGTGCTGGAGTTACATCGCCCAATCCCGGCACATTGATTGTTCCGTTAGTAAGAACCTCATCAATGAATTGCTGAAATACATTTTGCCAGTTACCAGTTGGACAGAAGTCATCTGGAACATTTGGAAATGTAAGTGCTGGAGACGAAGATTGATTGTCCATTAGATTAATTCACGATATTGTAGTTCCAATATTTTTCTTGGCAACACAAAAATGGTTCGCACTCTTGATTTTCTTCGGGGCAGTCACCAACTGGAGAGTCATCGTTGTTCTTGATGTTTGCCATCAACCTTACTCGGTCAACTGTAGCTGCTCCGGTTAGGTTGACTTTGATCTGGAATTCACTTCCCTCTACTGATGGGATGCCTGCCAAGTCATTGCACTCACTTGGGTCTGGTGTGTTAAACTTGTAGCGTTTGTAGCGATTACCACCTCGTTGTGGGAAGCATTCAGTTACTTTAGGCGAGCATGGATCACACCCGAATGTCGTAGGCACTTTCAGTTCTGACCAGCATGGATTAGAATCGGCGCGAAACTCAACATCACTTTCTACCTGTCCTTTAATCTCACTCATCCACATTTCTCCACCAGTAATCTTTTTACGGAGGAACTTGTTGGTAGCCCCGCTTCGGTTGAAATCATATCTACCAGTTGTGAAGAAGGATTCAATCTGTCTGCTTCCATTCGGCCCGTAGTCGTCGCCTTGAGCTATTGTGAACTCGTAAAGCCGGTTCTTGTTGTCTGCGTCGAATGAGAATCCGAATCCTCGTTTCTCACCGCTTATCAATGCAGTAAGAAGTTGAGTTGGTCTAATGCCAGTCCAGATTCCATTCCAACGGAAAGAAAGTTGTGCGTCTGGTGCAGGTGAGGAAGATTGGTCGAGGTCGAGAACTACCATACCCCTATGATACCTATTCAGTCCTTCTACACCTTCTGCGCGGTAGGTCTGCGGAGAAACTGTGCTGATGATGTAGTTATCAAAAAACATCGTAGAAGCGAACTGCTTCAGCCATGGAGTATCATTCTCGACCCACTTGTTTACTTCCCTCGAAAGTTTACGAAGCGAGAAGTATCTTGCAAATTCAGATTGGCTATTAGAGTAGAATGCCCAACCATCGTGTGATCTAAACCAAAGTTCAGAGTTAGCGAGTCCAAGGTATGGCGATGTGCATCCACGCCCAAGGAGTGAGATGCGTTGGATGTTTGATGTGTTCCATTGGCTTCTTGGTAGAGAGACATCCATTGAGAATGCTCCGTTACCAGTAAGGACTACAAGCTCACCCTGCCCACGGAGGTTAGTTCCGATCTGTGGCATGACCTTCATCCCTGTAATGTTTCCCATCATGGCTGGAGTCGAGAACGCGCCACCTTCTGCCCAGTATCCAATCTCTGTGAAGTTCTCTGTATTCTTTGTATCGGTGAATCCTCCACCATAGATGATGTCAGAAGCGTAGATTTGATTAAACTTGTCAGCTACGAATACTCGCCCAAAGGCATACTCCATTATCGTTCCAATCGGCATCTTTGCCAAGTATGGATTCAGTCGGTAGGCAGGTAGTTTTACTGTTCCTGTCCCAGTTCCCCTTTGAGTGTCTGTGATGACTGCTGTAAACTTAACTCCGACTGTATTGGATGGTGCGCCGATCAAAGTAAAGTTTGTAGTTCCGACTGAAACAATCTCGCAGTAGTCTCCGTTTTGGATTTCACTTGCTGTCAACGTTCCTAATACTCCATCCCATGCTATCGCATTCTGGTAGCCGTTTTGGATATACGCCCGATCTTCGGCTTGCACGAACCATGTGTGCATCATGCCCGGATCATTACCTTCGATGATCTTGTAGGCAAATGCGCGGTTGTTTACGATCTTGAGAAAGTAGATAACCCCAGATACCGATAGCAGGATACCATCGCTTGTTCTGAAGTTAGTCGAACGATATGGATACGAGCCTTGAAAGCTGCCACCAAGAATATCGTTAACGATAGTCGCGGCTTCTCCATCTCCAGCGATAATCGGGATGTTCCGAATGCTTGGCCTTGTCCGGTTAATGCCGCCTCGGAATGTCCTATTTACCGACTCTGATACTACCGACTCTGGTAAATACGATGGATGCGTATCTGCGTCTTGCGCGATGATACTTGTGAATCCATCAAAGACTGATCCTTCGGCTGGCATTATACAACAATACGAAGCTCACCAGTAGAGGTTTTGTAAACGCTATTTACAGCAAGCCCGCCAGTAACTGCTGCTGCATTGTCTGCGTATGTTCGAATATTTCCAATTTGAACACATCCACTTCCACCGGGAAATAAAAATATCACACCATTTCCACTTGTTGAAATATATCCACCAGTTCCATTTGTTCCAAGACGAAGATCAATATCATCGGAATATGGGGATTTTAAATCAATAAATGCTCCTGTTACCCCGCCAACTTCTATGTATCCTTCTCCTGTTGTTGCATTAACTAGCAATGCTTTCGTTATAATGCGTCCATTTACGTCAAGTTTTTCTGTAGGTGTAGTTGTTCCAATACCAACATCTCCAGTAGAAGTAATAGAACCTGCGCTTACTGCTCCAGTTGTAGTCAATGGTTGGCTACCAAGATCAACTGGGCCTGCTTGAAGAACGCTATTCAATGTAGCAAACTCAACTTTACCAGTAGAGTCTTTTCCAAGAACTGTGCTGTTTACTCCATTTGTCCAAGTCAGATTGCCAGCACCATCAGTCTTCAAGACTTGTTGGGCAACTGGAGTCTGAATCGTCTTCTGACAAGCAGCGGAGTCTTCTACTACCAATCGTTTTCCATTGGCAGTTGTTTCAAGTGGTTCACACAACAACGGAAAATTCGTGTCGCATGGTGGGCATGGTGTGCAGTAGCTCATAGGATTAGCAATCTACTGCGCCCTCAAATTCTGGCAATGTTTTGAGATGGAGATATGCTTGCTTGATTGGGTTTTCTCCGTTAAGGTCATATTCGCAAGTAAATGTTTTTGCATCAAAGGATTCTTTATTTGTATCATTGTAAATTTTTACAACAAATGCCATTTTATTTTTGGAGTATATTGCAGTATTTTCAACTCTATGATATGCGTCATTTGAGGTGAATCCAGTTTCAGTTGTTTTTGTTAATTTAAGTGCCATATTTTATTGTTTGTTTTAGTTTATTGACCTATTGCATAATAACCAATTCTTCTTGTTACAGTAGAGCCGGGTGCTGGAGTCATTTGAAACCATATTTGCGTTGTTGTTGTGTTGTTTATTGCAATATAAATACTTTCTCCTGATGGTTGTGGTTCATGGTATGTGCATACAACAGAACTAATTTGTGAATTAAATGGCCTATCTAACACTTTAATACATTGTCCAATAGCGTCAAATGTTAATACTTCGCTTCCAAATACTGTTCTTGTTGTATTTGGTAAATCAAGATAACCATTTGTTCTTGAAATATTTTTGTATCCAAAATTTTGCCCAATTTTACCATCATCATATTCATTTGTAACTTGATGAAATAAATTTGAAGTGGCTGAACTTTTACCAACTGTTAATCCGTTTATTTTAATTCCATATGACAATTCATAAAATGTATTTCCAACAATATTTACTAATCCCCCACCTGTAATTTCAACTCCCGTTGATGTAATTGTATTAAATGGACTCCAATTATTTGTTGATGTTCCAAAACCAAAAATAACATTTCCATTAAATGTTGATAATTGAAGACCTGATACTGTATCTGTCAGCAAACAAGACCAACTATCTTTACGCCCACCCGGAGCAGATGCAGCTTCAAAAAATGAATTTGAAATTGTAAATGCACTCAATGATTTTAAGTTGAATGCAGCTTTTCTGGATGAAATATGACCATTTGACCATGCAATTTGAAGTTCATCTTGTGGAGTATCCCAGTATATTCCGTAGTTACCACCAATCGTGCATCCAGTAAAATACAATCCTTCAGCAGATGTATCTACAACATAAACCCCTTTATCGCAATAACCAATTCCTGAATTTGTTATCGAATACACAACCGGAGCATATGCTGTTCCAGTAATTTTAATTCCAGAATCAAGTTCAAATAGGCCAAATTCACCCGGAGAATTTCTACCTACAATAATTGTTTTTTCTACAATGACTTCTCCTACTTTATCAAACAATATTCCAGTAGTCCAATAACCTATTGGTTCGTAAAATCCATAATAATCTGAGCCATTATTTTCAAACCTTATTTTAATTTCTGAAATAAGAGCTGTTGGGCCGGGATAACCTAATCCATCTGTTGAAATAGTAAGAGCGGTTCCAGCACCAGAACGATTATTTGTGCTAATTGTTAATTTTTTAATTTCAATTTTTTTAGATAGATTTGTGCTTGGTGTTCCTCCATACCATACAAATCCATTAACAACACTTGATCCAAATCTAATTTCAGTTAAATGAGTAGCCTCTCCAGAAATTGTTATAGATTTATTGTTTATATTTAATGTTGAGTTTATTAAAAATATTCCTTTTGGAATAAAAATTGACCCACCATTTACCCCAATAGTATTAATAGCAGCTTGAATTGCGGCAGTATCATCTGCAACTCCATCACCTACCGCTCCAAAGTCTTTTACATTGACCACATCTGCAAACCTGTTAGCCAATGTCCTTGCTACTGCTGCCGCTCCATTGCCAGAACTTGCTCCATTAGTTGCTGCCGTGAATAGCGAGCCTACGACATAAGTTTGTCCTGTGGTTCCAGCAATCGTATTCCATTGCGATTGTGTGGTTGTTCCGAGAGAAGTAATCTTGTATTGCTGTCCTACTTGAAATGATCCAGCGGATACTCCAGTTGATCCAGTCGAAACAATTCCTTCGATTAAATTTTGAGTTACTTTAGTTAGTGGCATATTTAATGAGTGGTTATTGTTATTTCCGATCCCGCTGGAACTGGAATTGACATAATAAGCGTTTTAGGTGCGGTATTGTTTATTGAATAATTTGATGGCTTTTGATACACCCCATCAATGTGAACGATATATCCCCCGCTAACTTGGCTTATGCCTTCGGAAATATTAAATGTAGTTTGAGTTCCATCAGAAACATATTCCCAAGTTTCCGGTTCAGTTGTGGCTTGATTAACCGCCTCGATTGCTATACGAGCGTAGTAAGCTGCACGATCTGCAATTGAATTCATTGCCGCCTCACTTGGGCCGCATGGATTGCATTTAGAACTTCTGGAATTTCCGCAACTCATAGTTTTTATCGTTAACGATAGTTTAGGTTAAGTCAAGATGTTTGTTCCACTAAAAGATAGGGAATTGTCTTTTGGTTGTATCTATTCATTTCTGAGTAAACTAAATTGATGAACCCGTCCCATTGTGGCGGGTAGATTGTTTGACACCCTTCCGAGGAAGTTGATTTGTAACTGCCCTTGTGAATGTTGATAGCGATGCCCATCGAATCACCTTCACCATCTCGCGTAACAGGGAGTTCTTCTTTTGCGTTAGCAGGTCGCAACGCTGGGTAGCCACCTCCGGGTTTAGAGATACCATGATTGCCTTTACGATACCTGTGAACGCCAGTTTTAAGCACCGCAATGCCTTTCTTGAAAACTGATGGATCAGTATTTGCATTGAATGTAGCATGAACAGAAGGAGATAATAGTATAATCGCATCGTCATAGATGCCCCTTTGGTTTCCAGATGGCGCAAATGTTTCAGAGTAGTATCCTCTTATTCCTACCAGCGCAACGCGATCCTCAATCCCTGCACGGATAACCATAGCAAGGGTCTTTTCTTTCGCTTGTTGCGGTCTGGAATTAGGAACCATGATTAGCCTTTACGCACTACATTGATGAGTCCAACAAGTCCGAGTCCCGCGACAAGGATTGCTTCTTGGAGTTCTGGTTCGATCTTCACTCCGACTGCCGTAGCAATCAGAATCAAGCCGCGCCAAGTCGAGTTTTCACTCAACTTCTCTAACAGTATGTTTACTATTTTCATTTTTTTGTTCCTTTTGGTTCTGGAAGTTCATAAGTAAAACTTCCGTATTGTGTCTGTAGGGAAATTCCAAGTGTCGTGCAACCCGTCAAAAATGCCATCGCAAGAAATGAAAGCGAGATGATGATAAGACCAAGTGCGATTTGTTTAGGGTTCATTTGTTTTTATTCCAATTACGCGCAAGGACGATAAGTGACCCAATACCCACTGCGATACCCACAAGAAGAGAAACGATGCGTAGCCATGCTTCCACTTCTGGCAGCAATGAAATTCCAACCGAAGTCGCCGTGGCAAGTATTCCGGCAGCACAAGCATTAAATGATGGCGTGTCCATGTTTTTAGAGTTTCAAAAATTCTGCTGCTTCTGGGTATCTGATAAAATCTTCCTCAGATTCAATTTTAATATGAGCCGTTGTGACTACATGATTTTCATCTTCGAAAGATTGTGCCAAAAACAATTCTTTTTTGTCATTAAAAAAAAATACTTGTCCTGTTTTTTTCATAAATTAATACCCTTTGATAAGAACATACCCAGCTGTTACGCCAGTTCCCGCAGCCGACACTCTTGCTCGTATAAACTGCGAGTTGATATTTGCAACGTGTGTCTGCACTGTGCTGCTTGCGACTGCCGCGAGTGCGGTTCCAATCGAATACCATGTTGACCCGTTGTCATCAGACCCTTCCAGTTGCAGTGTTGGCGGGGTTGTAGCCGCGCCGATGTTAATGACCAACTGAACCGCATCGCAGTTTTGCGTGTTGAGGCTCGGTGTCGCGCTATTAAGCGTTGTCAATACAACCGAGCGGTCGATGAGTTGACGAATTGATTCCACATAGTCACTCGCCTGCAACCTGTTGATTGCGCGAGTAAACGATGGGCTTGTTCCGCCAACCGTTTGCACATACCGAACGCGGTTTCCCGTCATTGGCAATTTAGGACTACGATAAATTCCTGTCGCCGTAATGCGCGGGAATGAGTAAACGGTAAACCAGTTCGTTCCAGAATCATCGCTTTCCTGCACATTGACATCCAATGTTGGGCCAGTCCCTGTAACAGCTGTAACCGGAATGTTGACTTCATAACTACAGCCAAAGGTGGGCGTAAGTGCAGAGGTATTGGCAGTGGTAGTTATTGCCGCCGATGCAACATCCGCAATGATTCCGGGAAATGCAAGGTTAGCTGATGTTACGGCCGATACGGTTGTTACGGTTGTTACGGTGGGCAATGTTCCTGAAACAACGTTTATCGGCAGTGCATTAGCCGTTCCAACCGAACGAACACCCTGCAAATAAATTGAGTTGTTTGGGAAGGACTCAACCGACAAATGTGCCAAAGTAAATGTCGTGGATGATGCAGGTGCAGTAGTTCCGTTAAAGTTCCAAATAAATACATATAGCGGAGTTGTTGCATCAGGGATGTTTTCGTAGCGAGATGCGCGGCTTGATGAGTTGGCTGCGGATGCACTTGCCCTCAGCATATCGTTCCAGAAAACTTCGCGCCCAGTCATTTCGCACTGCACTATCGTTCCCGGTGATGCAGTCGTGTTGATCGTTGCCGCAGTATCTCCAGTTGCCCATCCGCTTCGCTGTGCATCAACATTCAGCGTTGTTGCTGTTGTGCCAGTTACCAGATTTCGGATATAATTTCGGCCGAATAGTGTGCAGGTTCCAGACCCCGAAGCGGGGAAGCCTGCCACGGTTAGTTCTATCGAAACCCCCGCAACAACCGACGCGATGGCATAGCGTCCGGGAACGCCTGCCGCTCCGGTAATGCCACCCATTTGAACAAACTGGCCAACATTAGTTGCATCAAGTGTATGATTTGGAATATCTACCGTTACTGAAGTAGCCGAGTTAATCGTGTATGCAAGGTTCTCGCCGATCAGGTCTGCCAACATCACCGCAAGATTTGTGTTTGCAATACGCTGAGAAGCGATGATCGAAAACCTCATCCTCATCGAGCCGCTATAAAATTTGATGGAACGAGCAAGAAACTCTGCATTTGTATTCGTGCCACTCAAAATGTTGAGAGAACCAGCGGCTTGGTTGTATGTCACGCCAGTGCCAACAATTGGTGCGTTAAAAAAATTCGGATCAATAATACTTGCTCCAACGGAACTAAACCCAGTAGCGTCCGTCATCTGCCCGACTTGGCGGACTGGAGTTGCAGACAATGTTTGGACAGCTGTATCGGAAATCAATTCTGGAACCGATTTGTAAATATCGTAGAGTTGATTATCAAGTGTAAGATCAGTAAAACAATTTTTTGATTTTATTGCCATAATGTTTTATCGGTTACGATAATTACAGTGCAAGAGCGAGTGCGTTGTTCAGAAGGAACAATTGCTGATCTTCAGTTTTTTGCACAAAACAATTTTCGGTGATTGGAGTTCCGCCGCCATACAATGTAAGCGCATCGTAAAATTGATACATTTTAGCTGCGTCACTCATAGCATCGTAGCATCCGTATGGAACGATATTGAAAATGATTGGAACAGTTTTAAGCGCAGCCTGTTCTTTAATAGTGATGAGAAACTCGTAAGATTTATTGCGGTAGTCGAGATCAGTAAAGCAAGCCATAAAATGAAAAGGGGTTAGGGTGAGGAAGTATTTACTTCCCCACCCAAGGTTGAGGTTTAGTAGTAGATGCCAACAACGTAGGCATTCACATAGAGTGCGCCAACACGTCCAGCGGTATCAGCACCGGAGACAACATTCACACCAGCGTTTGCGTAGGTGAAGGTAGTCGAGTTAACGACAGTAACTTCAGCCTGCACATCGTTGAACGAAGTGTCGGTCATGCTGGCAATCGTGATCGTGTCACCCGTGGCGTTC